GCGCTTAACTGCTGAAGAGGTTGAAGCTGCTAAAATTAGCGGTCTTTCGCCTCGTGAATACTGGGAATTAAAGCAAAAAGAGCGAAACCGGACCCATTAAGGATTAGGCCATGGAAAACGTATTTTCTGACAAGCCGCGCCGGGGTCGGCCCCCGAAAGCTAAAATCGAAGCCAACACAGGAGAAACGGCTATGATCGAAGACGCAAAAGAGCCGGTTGCTCCGGTTGTTGAAAACCGCCCGTCTATGAGGCCGCCCATGCGTGAAGAGGACCCTCGTGCTGCTGCTGCCCGCCGTGCGGCGGAAATTCGTCAGCATCGTGGCGGAACGATGGATGATGGCATTGATGAGTTTGCCGCTCCGCCCCCGCCTGATGGCTGGACTTATGAATGGAAGCGCAAGACCGTGATGGGCCAAGAAGACCACGGCTATCAGGTCAAGTTGGCGCATGATGGCTGGGAACCTGTCCCCACCGCCCGTCACCCTCACATGATGCCAGAAGGCAATCATCCTAATATTGAACGTAAGGGCCAAGTGCTTATGATGCGGCCTAAGATCATTACGGATGAAATGCGCGAAGTTGAATTGCGCCGTGCCCGTCAGCAGGTTCGCTCGAAAGAGCAACAACTGACACAGGCACCAGACGGCCAGTTTGAGCGCAATGACCCGCGTGTTCGACCGCAGATTAAGAAGGGCTATGAGCCCATGGAAGTGCCAAAGGAGTAATTCATGGCCCGGAAGAAAAAAGATGAGGTTGTGATCGAAGTCGAGCAACCGATTGCCCCTGTTAAGCAAGAACAGGTGCCCATTGTCCCGAAGGTAGAGGCTGCTACGGCAAAGCCTAATCCGGTTGAGAAGTTTGATGGGTATTCTGTCGAATGGTTTAAGACGGAAAAGGATGCCTCTGCATTCCACCGCACCGTTCGTGAGCGCGGGGATGTCTATGGCAGCGGCAAGCTGGCAGGGATGTCCTGTGGCAGGGATGAGAGCCTTGATCGTGATGGCATGTTTGCTGTGACCTTCAACAAGGCGTGACACGATCAAAACACGATCAAAAGTTGTGGCAGGCCGTCCTACGGGGCGGCCTTTACTTTTGTAATATGTCAAAGTATTCTTGTGGCATGACCCGATAGGGTCTGGCTCTCCACGCTGTGAGAGCTTCGCCTTTAAACGGTTCCTAGTTGCCACGCTGCGCGATGATGGACCTTTCCTATGATTTAGGAGATTCCGTAATGGCGAACACAAACGCGCCTTTCGGATTCCGTCAGTGGTCTGGCACTGGTTCTGCTCCGACTTATGAGCAGATCGCCATGGTCATTGATAAGGATGACACGAATGCTGTTTACTGGGGCGACCCGGTAGTTCCTCTTAACACTGGCTATGTTGGCAAAGGCGACCCGTCAGGTGCGCCGACTGTGCAAATCGCCGGTATTTTCTATGGCTGCAAGTATCTTTCCACGAGCCAGAAGCGCACCGTATGGTCGAACTACTGGCCCGGCTCTGATGCTGCCGCTGACGTAGAAGCCTATGTTGTGAACGACCCGAACGCTAAGTTCCTCGTTCAGGTTGCTGGTTCGTCTTCGACGGGCGCTGCTTTTGGTGACATCAACTCGAACGTCCAGTTCGCGTATGGCACGGGCAATGCCAACACCGGCATTTCGGGTGCTTACATCGATATTTCGGTGTCACCGACAACGACAGCTACGCTTCCCTTCCGCGTTATCAGCCTCGTGACACAGCCTCCGGGCGGTCCGGGCACGGAAGCTGGCGCGTATAACTACGTCATCGTCGCCTTCAACAACGTGAGCACCAAGCAGCTCACCTCGGTTGGCTAAGGAGTAAGGACCAATGGCCGTTAATCTTTCCGCCATTAAAGACCTTCTCCTCCCCGGCCTGCGTGGAGTTGAAGGCAAGTATGAGCAGATTCCGTCACAGTATGACAAAATCTTCACGAAGCATGAGTCGCGCATGGCTCTGGAACGCACCGCTGAGATGCGTTTCCTCGGTCTGGCGCAACTGAAGACTGAAGGTGGTCAGACGGCGTTTGATAACAACGCTGGCGAGCGTTACGTCTATAACCAAGAGCATACTGAAATTGCTCTCGGCTATGCGATCACTCGCAAAGCAATCGATGACAACCTGTATAAGACACAGTTTGCTCCGTCGAACCTTGGCCTCATTGAATCCTTCCAGCAAACGAAGGAAATTTATGGTGCCAACATCCTCAACACCGCTACGACATACAATGCGTCGATTGGCGGTGACGGCAAGGCGCTCATTGCTACGGACCACCCGATTGACGGTGGCACGGTTGCGAACCGCCCGACAACTGACACTGACCTTAACGAAGCCTCGCTCTTGAACGGCATGATCTCCGTTCGGACGAACTTCAAAGATCAGGCTGGTCTGAAGGTGTTCGCCCGCGCTCGTAAGTTGATTGTTCCTCCGGCTCTCGAACCGGTTGCAATCCGCCTTACGAAGACGGAACTCCGTCCGGGCACAGCAGATAACGATGTCAACGCGATCATGATGACGGCTGGCGGCTTGCCAGAAGGCTACATGGTCAACGACTTCTTGACCTCTGCATCTGCTTGGTTCTTGCTCACAAACATTGATGGCCTCTCCTACATGGAGCGCATCAAGTTTGAAACCGACATGCAAGTTGACTTCGTGACAGACAATTTGCTGGTCAAGGGCTACGAGCGTTACTCGTTCGGTTACTACAACTGGCGTGCTATCTGGGGCTCGTTCCCATCGTAATGCCACGGGGCGGGGTTCAAAGCCCCGCCCTTTTTTGTCTTGGATTGTTGATCACGTTGACCGGCCAAGCGGACACTGCACAGACAGCGTGATCGTATCGTGCAGGAGGCTCTTATGGGCGTTACTACGTTTACCGGTCCGGTTCGGGCTGGTGACATCCTGAACACAACGGGCACCACGCTTGGCAAAGACGTTGCCAACGTAGGCTTTGTTGTGATGTCTCAGTCGGCTCCCGTGGCGCAAGCTACAAACGTGGGCACGGCTGGTGTTTACAAGACGAACATTGTCATCCCCGCCAACAGCCAAATTCTTCGGATTTCGGTCCTGAAGACCACAGCTTGGAGCGGCGTGGCACAGACAATCAATGTTGGCACTAATGCAACTGCCACGCAGCTTGCTATTGCGTCTGACAACGATCTTTCAACAACTCTGGGTATTTCGGCCATCATCCCCGGTGACAACGCAACTCGCGTTGGCAACTGGAAAGATGTTGGCACAACTGACATCCAGATTTGGACTCTCTCAACCAACACCGGAACGGGCGTCGGCATCATCACTGTCGAATACGTTCAGGCGCGTAATCTCACTTAATTCGGGCTTGTAGGAGGCTCACATGAAGGGTCGTAGTGGTCGCAAGACAGGTGGCACGGTAGTCAAGAACTCGCCAGTCACAACCGCCTATGCTGGCGGTGAATCGAATGTTGCCAAAGAAGCTCGTGCTGCTCGCAAGAAGGGCGGCAAGGTCATGGGCGAGAAGGCGAAGATGAACATGGGCCGCGCCCCGCGTAAGTCGGGCGGCATTTGCAGTTCGGATTGGACTGCCGCGCAGGGTCCGGGCACTTCTCCTCCCGGTCGTGTCACGGACGGTTCCCTCTCCTAAGACGGCTGGGCCGCTAGGATATGGCAGTCTGATGGGGCGGGGGCTTAACGGCCCCCGTTTCCCTAAAGGGGCGCGAAATGGCAAAATCACCGGCATGGCAACGGTCTGAAGGTAAAAATCCTGAAGGCGGGTTAAACGCCAAAGGACGCGCATCGGCTAAGGCCGAAGGGCATAATTTGAAACCTCCTGTAAGCCGCGAACGCGCACAGGAGAGTGAAATGGATGCGGCGCGTAGGCGCTCATTCTGTGCCCGGATGACCGGGATGAAGAAGAAATTGACTGGCGCGGCGGCTGCGGCTGACCCCGATAGCCGTATCAACAAATCTCTTAGGAAGTGGGATTGTTAAATGTCTGAGAAGCCTTTTTGGGAGAAAGACGCGCCAGAAGATGCTAAAGTGAAGCATCTGGACCGGAAACAGAAGATGGCAGCTAAAGCTCGCGCTCGTGCGGCAGGTCGGCCCTATCCGAACCTAGTCGATAACGCAGCAGCAGCCCGCGCTGGCAAAAAGGAGAAGTAAGATGCAGCCAATCTCAGTTACAGTTGGCGGCCTGCCCGCAGCAGATACAAATGCCATCGCAGCTTCCCAAACTCCACTTGCTGCTGGCAATCTCACTCTGACAGCAACGCCATACTCGCTCAATCCGCCACGCCGCGTGACGATTACAGCGGTTGCTGATGAGTCTGCTCGCACATTTACGGTTTATGGCACCACTTATGGTGGCGGCAGCATTTCCGAAGTGATTGCTGGCCCGAACGCTACAACGGCTACATCGACGTTGGATTTTGCCACTGTGACACGAATTGCAGTGGATGATGCCACGGCCGATGCTGTTGAGGCTGGCTTTGCACAGGAAGGCGGCTCTCGCTGGGTGCGTATGGATAGCTGGGCTAATGCTGGTTCTGTTGTTCAGGTAAGCACATCCGGCACGATCACATACAGTGTGCAGACAACCATGGATGACCCTAATGACCCGGTTTCGCCGGTCGCTGTGGGTGATGTCTCATGGCTGGACACGCTTGATGGTAACTTGGTAGCAGAGTCGGCAGACAAATCGGGCTTCATTGCTTACACTCCAACTTGGGTTCGTATTGTTGGAAGTGGCGGCACTGGCACGGCAACCATGCGGATTGCCCAGTTCGGGAATGCCACATACTAAGGGGCCGTTATGGCGACAAGCGGGACATATGCGTTTAACCCATCGCTGGGTGAATTAACTCTGTATGCCTTCAATCTTGTTGGCATTCGGAATACCGCATTGTTGCAAGAGCATATGGAAAGCGCCCGCATGGCGTCTAACCTGTTGCTCTCACGGTGGTCGAACCAAGGCGTCAATTTGTGGGCGGTGGACAAAATCACCGTCCCTCTGGCGCAGGAAGTTCCTATCACTGGCGCGTCTGGCACAGGGGCTATTGCAACCTTGCGCTATGCCAGCGTTAACACCCCTGTTTATACGGTCGGGACAACGATCATTGTCACCGGCATGAACCCATCCACTTACAATGGCAACCACATTGTGGTCGCGTCATCGCCGGGGTCTGTTTCGTTTGCTTCGACGGCGACCGGGGCTTTTGTCTCTGGTGGTTTGTGCGAAGCGCCAAATGAAGTGGCGACATTTGCTGTGGACCCCAACACGGTTATGATCTTGGATGCCTATGTCACCAATGATGACAGCGGCGCTAATATCGACCGCATTATCCTTCCGGTTAGCCGCACTGAATATGCGTCTTATCCCAATAAGCAGCAGTCTGGTTATCCGACTGTCTATTGGTTTGACCGTCTTTTGGCCCCGACTGTTACGCTTTGGCCTGTGCCGAATACTGACAACGGCC